GCAACAGCAGTATTACCAGCAAGAAGCACAGGTGGTTCATCTACTATTCTTTCAGGTTCTAACGCAGTTGTAACTTCAACGAATGTAGTATCTATCTTAGATTCAGTAGTTCAAACAGTTCCAACAACTGTATATGGTAAGCAAGACTTATTAATATATGTTGGTACAAAAGTAGCAAAAGCATACCAAACAGCAATGTCAGGTAATGGTGCTTCTGGTTTAGGTGCAAATGGTTGGAACAATTCAATGAATATCGGTGAGAAGCCTTATAACTTCCAAGGTATTGATATCGTATTGTGTCCAGGTATGAGTGACAACAAAATTGTTGCAGCTCAAAAATCTAACTTATTCTTCGGTACAGGACTTTTAAGTGACTATAACGAGACTAAGGTAATTGACATGAGTGACATTGATGGTTCACAAAACTATCGTGTTATTATGAGATTTACATCTGGTGTACAATTCGGAGTTGGACAAGATATCGTATACTTAGGAGCATACGCATAACATTAACTAACAAAACTAAAACAAAGTATTATGGCTTGTAATTTATCAGCTGGAAGAAACGAAGTTTGTAAAGAAAGTATCGGAGGTATCCAAGGGGTATACTTCGTAAACTATACAACTGGCTCTTTCACTAAAAACGGAAGTGGTGAAGTAACTGCAGTACCTTCAGGTAGTGTATTATACTTTTACCAATTAAAAGGATCAAGTGCATATACTGAAACTGTTAACACTTCAAGAGATAACGGTACTACATTCTTTTCACAAGAATTATTATTGAATCTTAAAAAGTTAACAAACGAGATGACTACTCAATTAAAGCTTATGGCTTATGGTCGTCCTCAAATTATCGTTTGGACAAATAATGGTGATGCATTGTTAGTTGGTGAAAAATTAGGTGCGGATGTAACTGCAGGTACAATTCAAACAGGTGGAGCATTGGGTGACCTTTATGGTTATTCAGTAACTTTCACAGGTATGGAACAATTACCGGCGGCATTCTTATCAGGTAGTTCAACAACAAACGCATTAGGTGGCCTAACTGCAAACTATTCAATAGTTTATGGTTCAGCTGTTTAATCAGTATTAGCATAAAAAATATTAGCCCTACTCTTAACCGAGTGGGGTTTTTTATTTTAACTATTTTAAGATAATGTAATGTTATTATATAGATAAACACAAGATAATGCTAGCATACTATATATCTCAATCCAACGCATATACATTTAGAACAGAGGTTACATCAAGTAATCAATATACTATGTCTTTACAAGATATGTATACTCTACAAAATTCAACTATGTCAATGGCAAGTATGAGTTATACTCCATATGAAAGTTTCGTTTCATTTACAGGAAGTATAAGTTCATCAATTGTTGGTGGTGAATATCGTGCAACACTTATAAATAGTGGAAGCACTGAACCTATATGGAATGGTACTTTCCAAGTATATGCATCTCAATCAATAGATAAATCGGTATATGAAAACCAAATACCTCCAGTAATTTCACACGCTAGTGAAAACAAGTATATAATTTTGACTTAATATGAAACAACAACAAAAATTCTCTATCGTTAATGTAAATAACAATCAACTTCCAATTATTACGGAAGATACTAAAACTCGTTATAACTGGATTCCATTTGGAGTTTATGGACATGACGACTTCTTTGATGCAGTAACAATGACACATAATATCAGTACAACTAATTCTGCATGTATAGAAGGTATAGCTGATTTAATTTATGGTAAAGGATTGTATTCTAAAACACCTGCATTTAATGATATATTACAGAAGTTAATTCCACAAGAGGAAACTAAAAGAGTTGCATTTGATTTAAAATTATATGGTAATGCATGTTATCAAGTTTATTGGGATGATACACATACTAAGATAAAGAAAATGTATCACATACCAGTACAAACTATTCGTGCAGAAAAGATTGGTAATTCACCTAGAATAGAAAACTTTTACTATTGTATTGATTGGAACGACCAAAGAAAGATTAAAGATAAAAAGAAAATACCTGCATTTGGTACTTCTAATGAAAAGATGGAAATACTTTATATTAAAAACTATTGTCCAGGTCTTTATTATTATTCTTTACCTGATTGGGTTGCAGCAATGCAATTTGCAGTAGCAGAAGGTGAGATAAGTAACCTACACTTAAATAATATTACAAATGGTTTCTTACCTGCAGTAATGTTAAACTTTAATAATGGTATACCAGCACCTGAAGAAAGAGAAACAATTGAAGATTTAGTTCAAGCTAAATTTACAGGAACAGATAACGCAGGTAGATTTATGTTATCATTTAACGATGACCCAAATACTAAACCTACATTAGATGTAATTGATATTCCAAATTTACATGAGAAGTATGACTATGTTGCAGAATACACACAAGATAGAATATTAGTTGCACATAGAGTAACTTCTCCTCTATTGTTTGGTATTAGAACTAAACAAACAGGATTCTCATCTCAATCAGAGGAAATGAAAACTGCATTTAGTATCATGCAAACAATGACAATCAGTCCATTCCAAAACTTAATCTTAAATTCATTAGATTATGCATTGACAGAAGGTGGATATGAGGATATGGAATTATACTTTGAACAATTAACACCATTAGTAATCTTAGCACAAACTGCAGAAGAAACTGATAAGTCAGTTGCACAAGTTGAAGATGAAACAAATAAATCAATGGAGAATCCTGCAACACAGGATAATCCAGGTGACCAAACTCCAGAAGAACCATTACCAACTGAAAAGTTTACTATGATGGAAGTAAATAATAAAGAATACGAAATATATAAATAAACAATATGAGCTACGCATTATTCATAAATAGAAACGATATTATAAAGAATAGTCCATTGCAAGGTGCAATAGACGCAGATGCTTTATTACCATTCGTAAGAACGGCACAAGACAAATACTTAAAGAATTTATTAGGTACTATTCTTTTTGAGTATTTACAGGCACAAATAACTGCAAATACTGTTTCAGCTTTATCTTCATATTATCAAGACCTATTAGATGATTATATTAAGAATGCTTTAATATGGTATACTTCAGTTGAATATATTCCATTTAGTTCTGTACAATTTAAATCAAATGGTGCAGTTAAACAACAAAGTGAACAAGGTATAGCACCTTCAAAAAGTGAGATTGATTATTTAAAAGCACAAGCACAACAAAACGCTGACTATTATGCTTTAAGATTACAAAACTATCTAATTGCATATTCAACTAATATACCTCAATATCTAGAATCAATTGGTAATCAAACTCAAATCTATCCTGACCAAAGTAATCAATACTTCGGCGGTATACAATTATAAATTATGTCAAGTTATCTAAATAATAATAGTGGTGTAAACTATACTTTGTATTATAATATCTTAAATTATTTTAAGACTATTATGAGCAATCATCCGTCTATTTCAGCAGTAACACAAGGTGATATTTCTAAATTAGATACAGACCAGTTTCCTGGATACCCATTAGGTAATATACTAATTACTGATTTATCATTTGAAACATCGGTAACTAATTATCAAATACAATTGATAGTTGCAGATAAGATTAAAAATAAGAACAACGAAAGTGATTCTAGAAACAATGAACAGATAGTACCATTTTATCGTGAGGATGATGTTGTAGATATACATGCAAATACTCTAGCAATATTAAATGATTTAACTTCATATACACAAAGAGGAGTAGTTGGATTTGAAATCAATTCTAACATTGAATTAAAAGCATTTAGTGATGAATATAATAATGGATTAGCAGGATGGGTTGCAACATTTGAATTAACAACACATAACAATAGAGATAGATGTTTATTTGACTTATTAATTCCAGTAGGAAGTTCAGGATATGTAATTCAAAATTGTGACACACAGGTACAATATAATGTAGTATTAAATCAAAGTGCATCAGTAGGGCAAGTTTTTGCAACTTCTTTTGGGCCATTTGATGTATCTACAACTACATATTCTGCTTTGGGTTGTTATACTATTGTATCCACATTTGATAACAGTAGTGATATAGATTATTATGGATTATCAGTAATTGCATTTCCTTACACAGACTTTGGAACTTGTAATTATTGTCAACAATGGACTACACCTCAAATATGGAATACAACACCACAGAACTGGGATAGTGGAAGTAATGCAGCATTTAGATTATGGTCAACAGATTAAAAATAAAAAAATTAAAATAAAATGGGAAGTTTATCAGGACAATATATTTCACAAAGCTTTGTATCTCTAATTCACATAGGGACTAACAATACCGCATCTGCAACATTTAATGTATTGCAAGATGGTTTAGGTAATTCTTTGGGGATATCTGTAAATACACTAGGTGAAATTAGTGCAAGTGGAAACATATATGGATTAAACATAACTGGATCCGCAGGTAGTATCAATACAGGAAGTTTTGTAACTACTTCCTCATTCAATTCATATACTGCTAGTACTAATACATTTACTGCATCACAAGTAAGCAAAGATTTAACACTTGCTACCTATACTGCATCTGTTGATACTAAGTTTACAGCAGTTGGTGCAAGTACTTCATCTTTGAATACCTTTTCAGGATCACAAATTACTAAAAATTCAACACTTGCTACCTATACTGCATCTGTTGATACTAAGTTTACAGCAGTTGGTGCAAGTACTTCATCTTTGAATACTGCAACTGCAAGTTTATTTACTTCTGCTAGTTTGGGTTTAACAACAGCTTCATTTAGTGGAAATACTTTAACATTTACAAAAGGCAATGGTACAACATTCGGCATAGTATTACCAGATGTAAGTGGTAGTACATTACCAGCAGGAACTGTTTCAGGTTCAGCTCAAATAACTGCATTTGGATTTATTAGCTCATCAACTGCACCTGCAGGAACTATATCAGGTAGTGCACAGATTACTTCTTTAGGATTTGTAAGTTCATCAGTAACGGCAAGTTCATTAGTAACCGCATCTGTAAATGTGAATGTAATTACTTTTACTAAAGGAGATGCATCAACATTTAGTTTAACAGTTGCTGCAAGTGGGTCAGTTACACCGGGAACAGTATCAGGGTCAGCACAGATAGTTGAATTAGGATTTTTACAAACTAGTTCATTCCAAACATATACTGGATCAGAAGATACTAAAAATATAGCAATCGGTGCAAGTACATCTTCATTGAACTCATTTACTGCAAGTGCACAAATTTCAATAAATGCATTAAATACATTTACTGCATCTCAATCTACTGCATCGTTAGTAACTTCAATTACAAACTTAAATAGTTTTACTTCAAGTCAATTAACAATCAATAGTGCAATAGGTGCATCAACTGCATCTCTGAATGCATTTACTCAATCACAAGATGCAAAGAATACTACATTAGGAAACTTAACAGGTAGTTTCGCAACAACAGGTAGTAATACTTTCGTAGGTAATCAAACAATAACTGGTAACATAACCGCATTCTCTGCATCCTTTACTTACTTACAAACAATATTTGAAAGTTCTTCTATAATCTATTCTTCAGGTAGTAACCAATTCGGAGATGAGTTATCAGACATACAAACTCTTTCGGGTAGTGTAAAGGTACAAGGTAGTTTAACAGTTAATGGAACACCTGTACAAACAAGTTCAGTTGACATAACTGCATTAAATGCATTTACTTCATCACAAGAAACAAAAAATACTACATTAGCAAGTGTAACATCATCATTGAATACTGCAACTGCATCATTATTTACATCTTCTAGTTTAGCATTAACAACAGCATCTGTAAGTTTAAATACAATTACATTTACTAAGGGTAATGGTACTACATTTAATGTAACTGTTAATACAGGTAGTGCAGCTTCAGCTTTCCCTTACACAGGTAGTGCGGAGATATCAGGTAGTTTGAAAGTAATAGGAGAAGTACAAATGACTGGATCATCTGCATCAAACTCAACAGTTGTTAGTATAAATCAAGCTGGTAGTGGTTATCCTATTGTAATTACTGGTAAAGGTAATATGGATTATGGTTTGTTTATAAGTGGGTCTACATTGTCAGCTGACCCAGCTGCACAAATTAGAATAATTGACTCTAGTAGAGCTAGAATTGTAATGGCTAATACTCTAACAACAAATGATAAAACACATTTTTATATTCAATCAAATGGAACAAGTAGAGTTGGAATCAATGGATATACAGGAGTTACAATAGGATATACTGATACAACCGCAACTAATCCAAATGCTATATACATTAGTGCATCTAAAGCAAATGATACTGATAGAAACTTTATTGGTTTCAATGCAAATCCTTCATCTTATATAGGAGATTATAACTATGTATTTGAAGCAGCTAATGCTGCACAAGGTGGAGCAAGAACTTTTATCAAAGGACATTTATTTGTATCTCAATCATTCACTGCATCTTTACAAGATGGATATGCATGGGTAGGTAATTCAACTGGATATAATACACAAGTTACAACCAGTTCATTTGCTACACCTATACCAACAGGAACTATTTCAGGTAGTCAACAAATAACTGGATTAGGTTTTGTTAGTTCTTCGGTAACTGCATCATCATTGGTAACTGCATCGTTTAGTGGAAACACTTTAACATTCACAAAAGGTGATACAACTACATTCGGTATAGTATTACCAGATGTATCAGGTAGTACAATTAACACAGGTAGTTTTGCAATAACAGGTAGTAATGTATTCACAGGTGACCAAACTTTGACTGACGCTTCAGGAAATACTGTAACTTTAACAGATGGTTCTGGTAGTTTAATATTAGTTGCTAAGTCATATACATCGGCTTCTGCACACTTATCATCATCTGCTAACCAAGTTAACTTAATATTCAAAAATAGTGATGCTACTGCAGATACAATTATATCAGGTAGTGGAAATATGTTTATTAACCCAGCATCACCGACTGCAGGATTTAAGAGATATGTAGGAGGTAGTGGTAACATTGCGTTAAACGGAAGTAATATTGCACAAATAAGTTCTAGTATGGCATTTAGTCCTACTATGAATAATAACTACTTTGGTGGTAATTCACTTGGATTAATTATGAGAGGGCCAGTATCGTCCTCTACATATACAATATCAGGTAATAATGCATTAGGAACTATAAACATAGGAAGTAGTGCAGCATTACACGCAGAGAAATTAGTTAGTGGATTAACAATGACAGGTAATAGTGTTGGAGGAACTCTTACTATTGTTGCAAATCAAAGTGCATTAACCGGGTCTACTACTGCATTTACTAATAATATAATTGCAGGTATTACACAAGTAGACATGAGTTCATCTGCAGTATCTGTGAATAATAATATTATCAACGATAGTGGATTTATTTTTACAAATCAATTTTATTCAAGTAGTGTTGGATTAGGTACTGTTGCAATGAATAGAAATACCATTGGAGGACAGACTAACTCAATTATAATAAGTGGGTCATTACCTTCAGGAACTACAACCGTAAACTCAATATCTGATAACTTTATATTTGGTGGTAGTAATACCATTCGTGTAGATGTTGCAAATGCAAGAGTAAGTGGTAGCACTGCATATATCAATGTGGTTAGAACTGGATTGATGGGAAATCAATTGATTGTAAGTGGTAGCAGTTTATTAGCTGACAATAGCTCATATGGGTCTGTATTCGTAGGTAGATATAACGCAAATGATAGTATTAGAAATAAAACTTCTGATGTAGTATTTGCAGTAGGAACAGGTAACACAACAACAAGAAAAACAGGTTTCTTAATTGACTCAGGTAGTAATACATTTGTAGAAGGAACTTTGAATGTAAGTGGAGCAACATCTCTTAATGGAGTAGTTGCATTTACAGGCAGTGCACCGACAATATTAAGTTCATCATTTAGTGGTAGTATTATTACTAACCTAACTGACACATACACAGATGTAGCTGCAGTAAACCAAATCGTAACTTTAACTTCTGCATCTTATGCAGCGTTAGCAAGTGGTAGTTTGACTAATCCAAATACACTTTATGTTGTTTCTGGATCAACTGCAGTACCTGATATTACATCATTAAATGCATTTACCTCATCTCAGTTAACAATTAATACAGGATACAATACATTTACGGCATCACAACAATTATTAAATACTACATTTGCAACAACCGGTAGTAATACATTTGTAGGTAATCAAATTATAACAGGTAGTGTAACTATATCAGGTAGTGCAACAACTGACTTAACAGTAGTAGGACAAATATTCGTTTCCTCATCTGCAGCAGGTGCAAATACTGCACCAAAAATTACAGTATCAGGATCTACAGGTCAAACTAGAATACTTGGAACTCAAGTTGATACTAGAGATACAACAAATCAGGGTATATTGAGTACGAGTATAGTATCAATTAGTAATCTTACTAATAGTGATGAAATAGGATTGTCAATTAACCCTAGTGCATCACTTCTATCACCTTGGGCTCAAGGGCCAGGAATATATGTTAATAATGATCCATTAGATAGTTTCAATGTTGTATTCGGTTTCCAAAACAAAGCAAATTATACGGATGGTAGAGTAGCAGTGTTAACTCCATTAAGTGCAAGTGCAGGATTTACTGCATCTTTACAAAATGGATACGCATGGGTTGGTAATTCATTAGGACAAAATACACAAGTTGCTACATCATCATTTGCAACCAATGTATCTAATTTAGCAACAACGGGTAGTAATTCATTTGTAGGAAATCAAACTATCACAGGTAGTTTAATATTAAGTTCATCTGCAGCAATTGAATTACAAGTAATAGGAAATTCTACATTTACAGGTAGTGTAGCAGGTAATGTTGTTTCAGCAAGTATCACATCTAATACTGCATCAATTGATTTCAGTTTAGGTAATTACTTTGAAGTAACTTCATCAGTAACTCCATTACGCTTAAATATAACAAATATAACTTCAGGTAGAACATCTACTTTAATTATAAGTGCAAGTGCAAGTTCATCAATTCTATTCTCACCAAATGTAGCACAACCATCTGGAAGTGCATACTCCGGAAGTTTAGCAAGTATTGATATTCTTTCATTGGTTGCATTTAACTCATCAAAAGTAAATTTAGTAGCAACTAAAGCATTAGTATAATGATATTTCAAAACTTTGGATTTAATAGACAGAAAGTAACTGCTGCAGGCGGTGCAAGTTACAATTATCCTGCAGGTGCATATGCTATATATGATTTTGGTAATACAGCTTCATATTCAGGCACTGGTGGAACTGTATATGATGTAAGTGGTAATTCTAATAATGGTACATTAGTAAATTCACCAACTTGGACTTCAACAAATGGTGGAATATTAAGATTAACTCGGACTAGTTCTCAAAGAATAGATTATGCAGCATCATTTACACCTGATACTAGTACTGTTATTATTTGGCAAAATGTTGATGCTAATTTTAGTAAAGATACAGGTGTTCCAACTTTTAGAGGTAATAATGGATACATGCATTGCTTTATAGGTGGTGGTAGGGATCAAACTCCAATTTTATTTAATGCTGCTGGTAGTGGTAACACTTTCGGTGCTGCAGGATACAGTACTGCAGATATTACAATATGGCATCAATACGCACTGGTTGTAACATATAGTTCACCAAATACAACTGCTACTATGTATGCAGATGGTAACGCAACTGCTAAAGGAACTGAAACCAAAAACTTTAATAGAAGTGGAACAGGAACAGGAACTGCATATATTGGATTTGATAATGCAGTAGGTGATAGATATGCAAATGGATATATAATGGGATATTTACATTATAATAGTGCATTGACAACTACGCAATTGACAAATATATACAATATATTTTCAACAAGATTTTAATTAAATAATAATATGTCAATATACTTAGGAAATACAGCAATTGGAAACGGAAACTATTTAGGAAATCTTAATATATCAGATAGTAATATATTCGTAGTACCACCAACATATGCAATTGATTGGTTGTTAATTGGTGGAGGTGCAAGTGGAGGTACTCTTGGAAACCGACAAGGTGGCGGAGGAGGTGCAGGTAGATTTGTTTCATCATCAGTAAGTCTAACTAGTCCTATTTCCTTACCTATAACAATTGGAAATGGTGGAGCTAGTGTAAGTGTAGGTAATACTCAAGGAAATGATGGTAGTGATTCAACGATTATAATTTCATCAACTACATATACCTCACCAGGTGGTGGAGGAGGTGGTGCAGGATTAAATACTCCTAACGCAACTAGAAATGGTAGAAGTGGTGGCTCAGGTGGTGGAGGAGCTGGAACAGGTGCTGGTGGGTCATCAACAGGTGGAGCAACAGTAGATGGTTCTCCTATTATTGGATTTGGTAATACTGGTGAAAGTAAAGGTAGTAGCACAGACCCAGTAGCTGGATATGGTGGTGGTGCCGGTGGTACTCCAACGGGATTAGCTTGGTTAGATGGTATAACATATTGTGTTGGTGGAAGTGGAATAACGAATTCAAATGCTAGTACCACAGGAGGTGGTGGTGGCGGTGCTGGAAGTGGCCAAAATTCAGGAGCAGGTGCAAATGGTGTTTGTATAATAAGATATCTTGCTTCTTTGCCTACATTGACAGGTGGAACTATAACTACTTCAGGTGGTTATACTTATCATACATTTTCAAGTGACGGAACATTGAATTAATAATATGGCAACACTATTAGAAGTAGCAAACCGATTAGGTGAGTTAACCTCAATCAAAGCACCTAGAAGTAAAAAAGGTTCTAATGGTAAAGCTCCTGGCAATCTTAAAAGAACATTAAAATCAGTTAATACAGGTAGAAATGTATTAAGTGGTAGAAACTCTGCACAGGCTGAGAAACAACTTATAGAAGATTTAAAAACAGGAACTTATACTTTTGAATTTAATATAGATGTTGCACCACCAGGAGCAGAATATGGTAAGTATTGGAACGACCCAGATGTATCCGAACAAGTTGAAAATCAAACAACAGGTAATAAAGATAAAATAAACTTTGCAGACCAAGCAGTAGAATCAGCTGAGTTTCAAAGTATGTTAGATGATTACATAGAAACCTTAACTGAAAAGGTTGCGAATAGTATTTCCAAAGCGATAGACAAAGAATTAAATTAACCATCAAATACTTTTTGTATTTATGTGGTTATAATATAAACGATTTCATAAATGTCATTAAGCATAACGCAAACACCTGCATTAGTTAGTTTAGCACAATCCCCAATTATATTTACAGTTGCAGAATCAACACCTGTTTACACATCATCTTCATTTCAATATGTAGGTGAATTATATTATTGGACAGGTAGTTTAACTAACTCATCATCAGCGGCAGATTATACAATTACAAAATTCCCAAACACAGTAAATGTTGGTATTTTTGATTTAAATAGAATTATCAATTCTACACTTACTCCATTAGCAATTGCTAATACATCATCTGTTCAATATT